TTTATTAAAAAAATGGAACTTTAATGGAACAATGTTCCTTCGGGGGAAATATCCATGGAACCGAGAACTGCGCCACTTCCCTGTAGTTCAACCTCTTGTTCATGGAAACCAGGTTCAGGGTTGGGAGCATCAACCATCTCGGGTTGCTTCTTTACCTGCTTCTTACCCTTCTTACCATCACAACCACAACCACCCTTCTTCTTCTCACCACCGCACCCACACCCGGTGTTCTTCCTGATGTTCATCATACCCCAAACGACAAGTATGAAAACAACACTGTGAAGTAGAAGACCCAAGGTGGATGGGCAGCCGGTGGGTGTCGCTATACGAGACCCGAAAACGGAACGCATGAGACGGAATGTCTCAGGGTTCGCTATCACGAAAAACGTCAGACCAGAAATGATCGATGTGATGAGCTTCTCCTCCTGCTTCCTCCCACCACAACCACAGCCACAATCTTTGAAGATACCCATTATACTTTACAGTATACATGGAAAAAAATATTGTCAACTGTTAAGGATGGAGCAGTTCAGTATTCCCCCTGGATACAAATTGGTTCCGTCAAATATGAAATTGGGTTCTTCAAACGGTGCCATGATCGTAAAGTTGTTGGGTGGTGTGATATTTTTGATAATTTTAGTGATTGTTTTCATGATATCAAAAATAAACTCGGAACAGCAACTTAAATTAAGACAGATGGAACTACAAAATGAGCGATTAGCTTCTAAGGGACAGGTGATAATGGATACTATTTCAATGGAACCAGTCTCTATGGGTGTTGAAAAAAAGGCTCTATCTACATCCCCTACCCCGGCTATGGATCTAAATAAAAATACAACTACGTCTCAGGACCTTTCACCGGCTCCACAGACGAAGTGGAAGGTGCACAAAAATAAGGATGCTAAAATGGGAACTAGAGATGTATTTCATCTAACCAGTTATTCAACACCGAGGGCGAATTTAAAAAACTGTCTAGAAAAATGTGCCAAAAGTTCTGAATGCGGGGCTGTGATTACAGATAACTCAAAGTCCCTCTGTTGGGGTAAGACGAATATAACAAATACGTTTAGCACTGGTAACAGAATCATGTATGAGAAATCTGAATATGGTGTTTTAGAACCGTGGAATACTTCGGCTTCGGCCCCGGCTTCGGCTCCGGCTCCGGCTCCGGCTCCGGCTCCGGCCCCGGCTTCGGCTTCTAACGTTTCCACAAATGGACGATGTGGACCATCTTTCAACGATACGATATGTCCGGGTAATCAATGCTGTTCTAAAGCATCTTGGTGTGGTGGGAGTCGAGGAACGAAGAGTGCCTGGTGCGCAGACACGAATGGATATAAAGGACGAGATAGTGGTATATATGATGGGAAATTCAAATTAAAATTCAATTGGAAATTCAATTAAAGACAAGACTCCTAGTATAGATATAACCAACTAACAATGTCGCTCTCTATTCAGCAGTCTACCGATTTCTCCCCTGCCTCTGTGCAGTTTTCGAAACTTCGCAAGAACAAGAATGGCGGTAAAGCCGTCTATCTCAACGCCGGCGACAACAAAAAGCTCTACATCCAGTTTCCTTTCATGCGCTCTCCTTACGGTTTGAGCGCCTTCACTGATGAAGGCACAGGGCGCACTTCTTATTCGCTTGACCTTTCCTTCGACCCTGACAACACCGAGGCCATGGACCTCCATGCTAAGCTTAAGGAGCTCGATGAGTTGATTGTCAATGAAGTTGCCAAGAACTCTAAGGAGTGGCTCGGTAAGGAGTTCAATGTCGCTGTCCTCAAGGAAGCTCTCTACAAGCCCATCGTGAAGCCCGGTAAGGAGCAGTATGCGCCTACTATTAAGCTGAAGGTTCTGACCAAGCCTGATGGGTCCTTTGTTCCTGAGTGCTACTCCATGCAGAAGGAACAGGTTTCTCTTGACACTATCGAGAAGGGGCAGAAGGCTATGGCCATCATCGATCTCAACCAGATTTGGTTCATTGACAACAAGTTTGGTGTGACTATCCGCCTTCAGCAGGCTCTCTTCGAGCAGTCTGCCAAGCTTCCTTCTTTCGCATTCCAGGGTGTCAATCTCCCAGACGCCGAGGAGGAAGAGGTTGATGATGTTGATGTTGATGTGGATGAAGATTAGAAAAAATATTATCACGTCTTATAAAAATGAAAAACTTTTACAAACCGAAAACAAATCTTAAAATCGTATACATCGAGGAAGAAGATTTCATTGTTAAGCAAATTATAGATGACACAACTGTGATTTACGATCAGCGACTCATCAAGTCCTCCGTGTCTGAGTTTACATACGATAAGGTGTTTTTCAATGAACCATATGAAAAAGAGACAAACATCGCCAATGGATTCGTGGAGGAGAGGAGTAGTGATGAAGTTGGTAAATGTGTGATTCAATAATCTTTCATTTTTTCAACTGTAACCAGTTGACAAATTGAAAACAAAATGTAAGATAATACCAGATGAACACACAGGTTAAAAAACTACTCAGGGGGAAGAAAGCATGTTCCCCCGGGTCACATTTGTGGTTGAAAAAGAAGAATGGCTCCACGACTAAAGGAGCGGTAAAGATTGGTCAGGGTCAATATGGTAAGGTGTATAGGGGTTGTGTGGATGATGGCTGTAAGAAGTTTGTCGTTTACAAAGAAATACGACAACCTAGATTAACTGAAAAAACAAATAACGCACCGTTGGCGGGGTTCGTCAATGCGGTCAAATCTGTGAATCCTAAAATGGAATTCACAGTCGCGAAAAAGTTGGAAAACTACGGTGTTCCGAAGATGTATCTGTATAAGGCGTGTGATGGTAAAGATTACTTGTACTCGGAGTTCATAGATGGTCAGGAACTTGAGAAATGGATGAAAACTCGTCCCACTCTAGACGCTGTCAGATCCGTTATGGCTCAGATCGTTTACAACCTGTATCGTATCCATAAAAAGTATCCTGGTTTTAGACATCACGACCTTCACGGTGGTAACATCATGGTACGCACCGTGCCAGACAAAAATATTCAGATTTCCTTAAACAAAAAGTACTCCATTCCAAACGCGGGTGTAGAGGCTGTCATTATCGATTTTGGATTTTCTGCTTTTCCTCGAATTAGGAATCCATTGATTAACACCAGAAACTATGTCAACATAGGTATATCGAGAAAGTCGGACCGATTTTACGATTTACATCTTTTCTTGAACACAATGTACGGCCTTTGTAGGCAACCTTCTAATCGAACGGAACGTATGGTGAAAACACTTGTTCAATCTCTTTTGCCACCAGAATATCTCAGTATGAAGTCCACTAAAATTAAAAATTTCAGGCTTCGTGGAAACATGAATCATACTCTTCCAAGTTTCGAGACTGTTCTCATGAGACCTTTCTTCACTGAAACCAGTAAAGTGAACCAGTTTCAAAAATTATTCACTAAACCTAAAGTGTCACCAAAACGTCTGGTGTTCAAAGCTCCTCCTGTGGTGACCAAGCAAGTGGGAAACGCTAAAGCGCGCGCTATCGCTATTTTGAAGGCGGGTAAGCTGATCACGAAAAAGAAGCCGGTGATGAAATTCACCAAAAAATAAATCTATGGTAATAATAAAATGTATCTTCTCGCGATCCTCATCGCTGTCGTCGTTATCGTACTCGTTAAAGTCTGTATGAACAAGTATCCTAAGAAATCTGGTGGTGCTGGTAAATTTACCGTTTACGGGACCATGGGTTGTGGCTGGACTCGTAAACAGTTGGAATATTTTAAGCAGTCAGGAAAGCCATTCACCTTCGTTGATTGTGACAAAGGTGACTGTGCTGGTGTCGAGGCTTTTCCGACCACTGTGGGTCCATCTGGTGAAAAAACTGTCGGATTTAAGAAGTTTTAAATGCCACGGACAATCTGCACGGAAAGGGAAAGAATGAATGCATCGACAAGAGACTTGATGGGCTTGAGAACGGAGATGTGTTTCACCAGGGAGCGGTTCCACACGAGGCGGAGGATGAATGTGCTGATGAGAAGGTTGAGCACAAAAACGAGAACTTCCATGAGAGCATCAGACTTGTTGCGAGACTTGGTAATCTCCGAGATCATTTATTAAAAGTAAATATTTTTTTTCTGAGTAAACTATAGATGAAAAACCTCCCCCTGAGTGGCAATGAAAGTAAG